AAAACGCTGTTGGTTTCTTTTCTGATACTTCTTGTAAGTAAGAGAGATCCCTGCTCTTGATAGCTTTGATATGTTGTAGTCTTTTGGTATGAAAACCGCCATCAGTAGTGCTTAACCATTCGATAGGTTGTTCTACACAAGGCATGTAGATTGGATAGCTTGCAAACCTATTCACCCTCTGTCTCTTCATCCATTCGTTAATACTTTCAGTAAACTCCACATAGTTTTGTGTAGTCCTACCCATTCTTTTAGATACAACCTTAACCATACCCAACGTATTAATTAAAAGATCCAATAGTTTCGTACCTATGCGTAGTTTCTCTTCCTCTGCCCATCTCTTAAAAACAAACCCTCTGTTATTCATATGACCTATCATCATATTGCGCCTATAACGTGGGTGGGTTGTATCTGTTATATGTTTTTTAACCGCAGTGAAATGTCGTTTATCCTCTTCTTCAAAAACACTGAACCGCATTTCATCCTCTAACAAATGCCCTGTCTGCATGGCTATCTGTGTAGCTGTTTTACCCTGTGATGTACCATCAATAATTGCCTTAAAAGCAATGAAGGCTACGACATCCACATCAGGAAACTGTGATAACTTAACAGCAGCAATAGCCCTTGGCCCTGGTTTACCCCTCCAAGACCTATCAATAAATTGCTGTATGGCTTTCGATAAAGGTGCAAGACCAGCAGCAATCATGTTACGTGCATAATCTGTTTCTGATTCTCTTCCTTTTTCAATACACCTCTGGATTTTTCTCTGTCTTGAAGCATAGCCTTTATCAAGCATTTCCTGTTCAATTTTTACCTGTTCACTCATGCTTTGACAGTCTCCATGCTTCTATAAGAACTTCCAATTCAAAAATCCTCAGTTTTGCATTAGCTATCTTCTCATCTATTACTTTGTTACGTTCGTATTTATACTTGTTAAAGTTAATTACCTTTGGCATCTGTTGTTCTGTACTGGGTTATAAGTTCGGCAAGGTCTGCCAATAGATCATCACATTGATTGCGTAAATCCACTACAGATTCCTTACCTTCATCAATCAACTTAGCAAGTTCTTCTAAGCTGTACTCTCTTGTGCTGAAAGTTTTACCACATTCCTTACAAGTCCTTGACCTCCAAACATAATTAGCGTTTGGTCTTTGCCTTACTTGTGGTGAGATAGTATCAACACTTCCGCAGTTAGGACATTGAATCATTAGTCTCCTTATCCATTGCTAAAAACTTATCATCCAGTTTTTGTATGCACATTTCCCATGCGTCATCATGGCTAATATCTAATAACTTAGATAACTCCAAAGATAAATCTTTTAGATGACTGGCAATGGCATTAAGACTGTACGGATAATCACTCACTTACCTACCTCCCTGGAACTGGATCTCTGCATGCTTTAAGGACTCCCAATACATTCCATTACCCTCATCATCAATAAGAATAATAGAATGTCTATCAAGATCCATACACACCTGTTTAACGACTCTACCCTCATCTTCACTAGATAAAGTTATACAACTTCCAATTAAAAATTCGATAGGGATATTTGAAAAGTTTTTTACTTTCATAATTAATAAACAATCTGGGACAATAGACTCAAAAGAGCCTGTTAAAAATTCATATAGAAAAAATTCTTAATAGGTTCATTTAAAATTTCGCTACGGATAATAAGCAACTAACATCTAAAAAAAATAAATAAAAAAAAGGTAGAAGAAAGAAGCCTAAAGTTAATTAGGCTTGGTTTTAAATAGTGGTCTAAAGCCAGCTTCTACCCATTTATGTTCTTGGTAATCCCATACCATAAAATGTAATAAAGCCGGATTAAATAATCTACCTTGTTGTACCCATTCTTGATAGTTTTTAGGTACTGGTAACCTATCGTGATGTTTAGTCATAATTAAAGATCCTCTTCCTTAATATCTAAAGACTTATAAGCTTGCAGTAGCTCCTCGTTAGTGGCCTCCTCTGCAAACCATAGTCTTTCGATCTCTGCACGTCTAGCGGCCTTTAGACTCTCCTCCTGGTGGTTGTTAGTGGTCATCTGATCTACCTATTTGAAATAAAAATTCATTAAAAGTAATTTTGTCTTCAAAGTATTCAGACATAACATCAAAGAAATGTTTATCAGAATAACCTATAAGATCTAGCTCAAGTTGTTTCATTGAATTAACTCCAATGATGGGCTATTGGTCCGTTAATATGCTTTGCAGTTAAAGGACCACTCCTAGAAGCTGATACATAAGCTAATGAATTTAATTCATGATGTTTCATAAATAAATTTTTAGCTTCTTTCATTGTTTTAGAATGTACCCATTCTCCATTGGATGTACCTGTAAAGAATACATAGAACTTTTTCATTTGATTAATTAGTTACTGGGCAGTATTCGTAGCTGTAAACAACTACTAAGGTTCACTTGTTAAGAGAACCCTTTAAAACCTCCGCAGAGGCTTTAAGGGATTGTCTAAAGAGATTTAATATTGATGATTCAATATCTGATAACCCATTGAATAAATAGCCTCATACTGAGCTTTGCCTATAAGGTCAAAAATAGTCATGTTTGGCTCATCCATATCAAGGTTCTTTAAATCAATACATCCTCTTGAAACATCATCTGCTAACCACTTAGCTCGGTCTGTGTTGTAAACATCCACTAATGAGTCTGTAATCTCATGTAGTACATCTTCCAGGTCGTCTTGGTCGTACTCATTAACAAAGTTTTGTAGTAGATCAGTAATGATTTGATAACGCCAATTATTAGGCATCTCACCATCATGTAACTCTCTTACAAAATCTTGATAAGTTTCTTTCTGATCCTCTTTTAATGAGATATGCCCACAAGGTTCAATATTAAAAGCATCATAAAACTTTTTTAATTGTTCCTTTTGGTTTGTTGTAGTAATCATCTGATTAATTAGTTACTGGGGCTTGGTACTGCTTTCTATTAGGTATCTATTAGGTATCTATTAGATAACTAGTACTGTGTACAGTATTACTAGACAGTGGGCATCGATTAAATAAAATAACAAATCCTTAACACTTTGTAACAATAGACCCCTCTATGTTCTATTTTTTATGTCCAAATTGTCCATTATTGTGTCCAAAGTGACCAAAACCCTATCTATTACTAGTATGTAGAACTGTCTCTATGACAGTACTGCAATAAAAAGACTGTAGTTATAGTAAGAATCCAGGCAAAAAGTCTACATACAAGGGGGGATTTTTAGTTTTGTATATATGCGTAAACCCTAGAAATTTTTGTTCCAAAATTATTTCAGACCTATGTATAGGTTATCTATAAGTTATCTAATAGTTAACTATAAGATTACCTATAAGAAGACTATAAGATCCTTATAGACTGCCCAGAAGTGTCTTATAAGGATCTTATATATTTTATTTTATAAGATTATTCTGATGATGATAGTTCTTTGGGGATTCTGTGACTTTATATTTATCTATTATTGTCTTTAGTGTCTTAACTGGGCAGTAATTTGTCAGAGCCAAATCACTACCCACATTCTATGATCTTAGGTCTGGAACATCCCCCCCCTATAATCCCCCCCCTTCAAGGGTTATTTATCTACAGGTAGTACCTAATAAGTGTTACTTATAAATCCATCGTTAGAGGCATTAGAATTTCTTATCTGTGCAGGTGTAAGACCCAGTGCAGTTTGTGTAACAGAATTGTTAATAGCAGAACCCCAGTTATCTAGGTGAATGGAGAGTAATTCATCTCTTCTGGATTTGATATTACGGTCTTCATCCTGATTCATATACTCAGTCCAATAGGCAACTGCTCCTGATAGAGCGTCAAGGATATCATCGTGTACTAGAGAACCTTTATGTTTTGTTATGCGAGACATCTGATAGAAGAGTTGAAGTTTTAGTTTTCTTTCTGGAGCTTCGTTAGGATTGGATCTATAGTCTTTTTCCACTACCTTTCTGTCGAATATAAGCCTGTGAGAGTTCATAACAGGTTCCAGGGTATCTATTATGCGTAATTCTTTGGTCTTTGTATTGCGTACGTCTTGTACTTCACAGGGGTGGTAACGAAGAAGGAAGGGTTTTAGTAGTTCAGCAAACATACCACCACCCATATTTGATTCAACGAGTATGGTGTTAACTTTATTTGTCTTGGCTATTTTGGATAGGGTTGTTAATACAGCGTCTGAATAACCACCGTTTAGGCCACCAGCATCAGGGACGTAGAGGTTACCGTTTAGCATCTTTACAACAGCGTATCCTGTTGCGTCACGTCCTTTACCAGATGGGTCAATGAACATAACAGAGCCTGTATATTCAATCCAGTCACCGAATTGCTGTGCAGGTCTGTAGAAATGATCACCATTAAAGCCAACACAGGGTAATTCTTTGATGACGTACTCGGGAGAGGAAGACCAAATTACTTTTTCTGGTGCATGATCAGGGTTAACACTGCTGATGATGAGATCTGATAGTTTAAGAGGGTAACGGTCTTGATCAGAGAGGCTAGTG